CAGCCAGGTCGATAGAAAAGGATCTCCGGGGCGTGGCGAGGTCGGTCCGAATCGTTGTCCCGACTCCGGATCTCGATCACGGAGATATTTCCGACTTTTTCAAAGATCACACGGTCGGGGATCTGGAAGCGTTGCTGAAGGAAGAACAGCCAGAGCCGGAAGAGAAGCCGGGGGAGTTGGATCTCGATCAGTTCCACATTATCAATGACAAGGGACGGATCACGGGGGTCTTCGATCTCGCTATTTTCCAATATCTGAAGGCTGAGAAGGATCTCTTCGTTCTGGGTGGCGTCGTCTACATATACCGGGACGGGGTCTTTCGTCCGGATCGGTCGGGAGCAGAGCTGAAGACCATGATCAGGAAGCTGATCTATCCGGAGGTCGTGAAGAGTACGACGATCAAAAGGATCTATGATCTCTTCACTGCTGACGCTGAGCTTCAGGTCACGACGGAAGATCTCAATCAATATCCGGTCGAGTGGATCAATTTCCGCAACGGATTTTATGATCCCGTTACTAAAAAACAGATCCCACATGATCCGAAATACCGGGCAACGGTTCAGATCCCACACTCTTATGATCCAGAAGGCCAGCTGACGGGGACGATGGTTCAAAACTGGCTGTCGTTTATCTGTGACGCTCCGGAAGACATAGAAATGCTGACGGAGTTCGCCGGGCTGTGCATGACAAGGGACACACGTCAGCAAAAGTTCCTGATCCTTAACGGAGAAGGTGGGACGGGCAAGAGTACCGTGATCAGGATGATCGACACGATGATCGGATCGGAGAATATCTCGAATATCAGTCTTAATCAGCTGACACAACGGTTTTCAGCGTTCGGGCTGATGGGTCGATTGCTGAACAGCTGCGCAGATCTCGAAATCGACGCTCTCTCCGATGTTTCCACTCTGAAGAAGGTTCTCGGAGAGGACACGATCTCAGCGGAAGCCAAAGGGAAAGACGCTGTGAGCTTCCGGAGCTATGCAAAGCTGATCTTCAGCACGAATGAGCTTCCGATCGTGAGAGCTGAGAAGACAAACGGCTTCTATCGAAGGTTGCTGATCCTGACGATGGATCGAGTCCCGGAGAAGAGGGAGACAGATTTCTTCGATCGGCTCTCGGCTGAGATTGATGATTTCATCCGGATCAGCGTGAAGGCTCTCGAAAGATTGTACGCAATCGGTCGGATCACAGAGTCGCCGGGATCGGTCGAAGCTGTGAAGCGTCTCCGGTGTGACTCGGACACGGTCGAAGCGTTCCTGACGGAGCGAGTCGAAAAAGTCCCGGACAGCACAGAAAACCGGATCAAAAAGTCCGATCTGTATCGGAGCTATGAAGAGTTCTGTCGAGACATGGAGCGTCAGTCCCTGACGAAGCAGAATTTCTATCGAAGCATGAAGACGAAGGGCTTCAGCGAGGTCAAGACCAAGACCGGGACGGAGTGCTTCCGGGGTCTCAAATACAGAGAAAATCTCCGTGAAAACTCCGTCGATTTCTCCGTCAACGGATGGAAAAAGCTGAACGGGGAGCGGACTCCGTTTGATTGGGTTGAAAAACAGAGAATCAACGGATGAAAAACAGAGATTTAGAAGTCCGAAAAAGCCAGTAAATACAAGGGAAACAGAGAAAACGGAGAAAACGGAGAAACTTTTTTCTAAAAAATATTGAAAGCAAAAAACAGCTGAAAATGGGCGATTTTTAAATAAAAAGAAATTCATCTCAAAAAACGTCTGTTTTCTCCGTTTCTTCCGTCTGACAGGTGGAGAGCATGAGAAATACTTATTTTGTAACGTGTCCCTATTGTGGATCGAATCTCGATCCGGGGGAGAGTTGTGATTGTAACGAGGGGAGAAATATCGGTGTCAAAGTACAAGATCATAGCGGTGAAGGACGGTTTCTCCGTCTGGAAGCTGCAGGATTTCGGGATCGGCTACGCATGGGAAGACATGGGAAGACGCTTCCGGACAGAAGACGACGCACAAAGGTTTGTTGAGAAGGAAAGGGGGAAAGGAATGAGTCCGGCTGACAAAGCAAAGGAAACACGAAGACGGCATGAAGAAGCCAGAAGAGCAAAGGATCAGGAGCGGATCGAGATCACGGAGAAGCTGAAGAAGAGCTGTCTCTCCCTTATGGACGATCTCCGGCTGACTCCGGGGGAGCGTCTGGAAGCGACGAAGATCCTTCACGATCTGACAAAAGGACGGTGAGGTCATGGCGAGAAACTATTGTCAGGATGAGAGAGTGATCGGGGCTTTTCTCACTAACTATCGCATGGTGGACATTATGGCTGAGACCGGGCTCAGCAAAACCACATGCTATAAAATTCGGAATGATCCGGAGTTTCAAAGGGTGATCCGGGAGCGGAAGGACGCAATCCTGAAGACAGCGGTCAATAAAATGCAATCCTATCTGACGAAGGACGTCGAGATCCTGCAGCAGATCATAGAAGATCCGGAGACGTCGGCTCAGACAAAGGTCAATGCAATCCAGACTCTTATGAATCAGCTCCGGGATTGGACGACGACAACGGATATTATAAAGCGTCTGGAAGCTCTCCAAAGACCGTCTGAGGACGTTTCTAATACGGTTTAGGGGGTGATCCGGTGAAAATATCAGACAGGGAGATAGAACGTCAGATAAAGGCTCTGGAAGCGTCTCACGGGGCTTCTGCGAGGCTGAGAGAAGTGATTGACGGTCTCGATATAACGGATCATATCGCTGATTGTTTCGTCCCGGTTCACGAAGACGTCAGCCAGGGATCACACACGTTTTACAATCTTCCGGGGGGTCGAGGTTCCGGGAAGAGCAGTTTCGTCGGTCTGGAAGTCGTCAATCAGATCATGAAAGACCGGAGCGGTCAAAGCAATGCGATTGTGATCCGGAAGTATGCGAACACTCTCCGGGGGTCGGTTTTCAATCAAATCCAGTGGGCGATTGATACTCTCGGCGTCTCGGATCATTGGAGATCGACGGTCGTCCCGTTGCAATTCATCTATGAGACGGGTCAGGTGATCCGGTTCTCTGGGCTTGATGATCCGACGAAACTGAAGTCACTGAAGCCAACGAAGGGATATTTCCGGATCTTATGGATCGAAGAGTTCTCGGAGATCACGGGAGAGCCGGAGCTTCGAAACCTTCAGCAAAGTGTCCTGCGAGGTGGGAAACGGTTCACGGTCTTCAGGTCATTCAATCCACCGATCAGCTCGGCAAACTGGGCGAATCAGTTCATAGAGCGTCCCGACGATCGGTCTCTCACGGTCAGGACGGATTATAGAATGATCCCGGCTGAATGGCTTGGAGATCTATTTCTCGATGAAGCTGAGCGTCTGAAAGAGATCAATCCGAAGGCTTATGAGCATGAGTTTTTAGGTCTTCCGGTGGGTAACGGCTCGGAAGTATTCCCGAATTTGGAGATCAGGGAGATCACGGACGAAGAGATCCAGAATCAGACATATATCTATCAGGGTCTCGATTTCGGATTTTCTGCAGATCCTTTTGCTTTTGTCCGGGTCGCTTACGATCGGAAGACGGACACGGTCTATTTCATTGATGAGATATACAAACGGCATTGCTCAAACAAAGAGATCGCTGAGCTGATCATAGAGAAGGGTTATCACCGGACGGGACGGGTCGAATATAGCTATTACTTCCGGGAAAGCTATGAGGTCGATCAAAGGATCTTCTGCGATTGCGCTGAGCCGAAATCAATCGCAGATCTGCAGGAAATGGATCTGAAGGCTCTCCCATGCCATAAAGAGCCGGGTTGTGTTCAGTACCGGATCAAATGGCTTCAGCACCGAAAGATAGTGATTGATCCGTCACGGACTCCGGAGAGTGCAAGGGAGTTTCAAAACTATTGTTACATAGTCGATCGGAAGACAGGGGAGATCACGTCGGAGCTTCCGGACAAGGACAATCACACGATTGACGCTCTGGCTTATGCTCTTGATCGGCTCATTTACCAGAGAGGTATCTCAGCATAAGGAAGGGGGTTTTCAGCATGAAAACAGAAACAAAACAGAAGGCAGTGAAAAAGACAGAAGCAAAGAATCAGCAGCCAGTAAAAAAAGAGCCTGATCCGTATGACGTCAGGACGGTCAGCCCGGCAATCCCGAAGTGTGTTGTCACGGGAGATCCTTCAGATTATCCGGTCGTATATATCCATGAGGAAGAGGGGGGAGAGCATGGGACACTTGAAGATTCACTGTGACGGCTGCGGTTCTGATTGGGTCGTCTACCACCGGGACAACTGGAAGGACTGGAAGGCTCGGACGTGTCCGGTCTGTGGAAAGTCGATTGATCCGGCAACGTGGGAGAAATCCGTCCTGACGGGGTTCGGGGAGATGGAAGACGCTAATCTCGAATTAGTGAAGGATCACACGGGATCACACGGGACGCTTTTCACGGTCAGCTATATCCCTGACGTAGTATTTCCGGATAGATCCGGGGAGACTGATCAGCTCAGAGAAGAGATCAGTGATCTGAAGGAAGGTCTCGAAGATCTCCGGAGCGTTGTGACAAGGTTGTTAGATAGTTTGTTTCAGGTTTGATGAAGGGAGTGAAAAAGAATGATTACCAATACCGAATTACTGTATGTGAAGGCAAAACAGTTTCAGGACAAGAGGGTCAAGATCGTCGAGGATTATGAGAAGGCTTTTCAGGCTCTCGAACGGTTCAAAGGGTCTCAGGGTTATGAAGACGACGTGAAGAGCCTGCAGGAAAAGCGAGACGGGGAGCTGACAGCTCTGATCGAAGAGTATCGTCCCGGATTTAACACTGTTTTCGGGGGCATGATGGACGCTATCGGGAGAAGATCCGTCTCAGCTCCGACGAACGATCAGATCAATCTTCTGAATCTTCTGAAGCTGAAGAAGAACGTCACTCTCGAAGAGTGCCAGAGGATAGCGGAATCCGTGAAGGACAATCCGATCGCTGTCTCCGTTGTCACTGAGATCGCTCACGATCACGGAATCCTTCAGGGTTTCGATCATTTGTGTCCTGAAATGAGCTCTCAGAGGGCTTCAGACATTGTCACGGGCATGAGAGACGGGCTCGAAGACTATCTTCAGCACGACACGACGAGGGCGTCCCGTCTGGCTAATCAGTACCATGAGCGTCATTATGGAGTAGCTGACGGTCAGCTGACGAAGAGAAGGCTCTTCAGCAACGAAGAAGAGTTTTACCAGATGGAGATGGGATTGGACTCCAAAGCGTTTAAACAGTTCTCGGAGATCGTGGACGCTCAGCCGGAAGGGGGACAGGGATGATCGACAAAAAGTTTCTGCAGCATATCGGTCTGGACGAGAATCAGATCACGCTTTTGACTGACGCTCTCCGCAAAGAGAGCCGTTACCGGGAGATCTTGCTTCAGGAAGGCGTCTATTACAAAGCGGTCGAAAAGGTTGTGAGGGCGACAAAGCTCGAAGAGATTGATCTCAGCAACGAGGATCTTCTCCGGGAAAAAGTCCGGGCTGAGTGGAGTCCGCTGAGTCTCAGCAAATGAGAAAATCGGCTCTGATTTACCGAAATTGTGATAATCGTATAGATGGACAAAATAGGGAAAAAGACCATGAAAAACGGTTTAAAACTGCGCAAAACAGTTATTTAGCGAATAGTTGCATCGTCATTTTTCACAACTGCTTCTCAGAAAATCGGCTGAGAGACGATTTCAGAGGGTCGAAGGTAGTATAAATCAGGGGTCAAAAATGTATAAAATTTACTCGATTATGCATAATTGTGCATTATGACGGAGCTTTTTTCAGGGTGATTTTTCCCGAAAACGATATATCGAAAACAGCCGGAGAGTCCGGGGATTGTGTTTGTCACGGTCTCCGGGCTTTTCCATGCCTGAAGATCCGGACGGTCTGATCGGCTGATCGTGGTCAAAGGTTAACTTTTGATGTATGATAAACAGGAAACTACGTTGCACAAAACCATAGCACAATGAAAGTTGTATTCCCTGAGAAACAAAGGATTATCAGTCAATGCTACATTGTGCAAGATTTTACACAAACGAATTTGTATGAAGGGGTGAGCCGATGGAATTGATGACCATAAAACAATTTGCTGAGTCTCAGGGGATCACTTATGAAGCGGTTCGTCGTCAGGTCGCTCGATACTCTGAAGAGCTGTCTGATCACATTATCAGGAAGCACCGGACGCAATATCTCGATGAAAAAGCGGTCGAGTTCCTGAAAGAGCGACGGAGAGAGAGTCCGATCGTCATGCAGGTCGTCGATCAGAGTGAAGAGATCGAAGAGCTGAGAAGCCAGATCGAGACGCTGAAAGCTCAGCTTATGAGCGCACAAGGTGAGTTATTGAAGAGCCAGGACGAACGTCTAAAGGCTCAGAATCGGATCATAGAGCTTCAGGAAGAAGCAAAGAAGACGCTCGAAGACCGGGCTCGATACTCGGCTCTTCTGGAAGACAACGAAGCCAAAACGAAGAAGCTGCAGGAAACAGAGGATCAGCTCTCGGAGATCCAGAAGGCGAGAGAAGCGGATCAGGACACGATCCAGATGATCCAGAAGGAAGCGGAAGATCTCCGGAGACGGTCAGAGGATGATCAGAAGGTGATCGAGGATCTGCAGAAGGAAAGAGACGACGCTCTTCGGGAGTCGAAATCATATTACAGATCATGGTTCGGATTCTATCGGAAAATCTGAATATATAGATATATATGAAGTCGAAGACTACTTCTATATCTTATATATCTTATATAAATATTCTGCGAGAAATGTGCGTGGGTAGAAGGGGGGTAAATGCGAGAAATGTGCGTGGGTAAATGCGAGAAATGTGCGTGGGTAGACTGCGAATATATTTCTTTCAATGACTCGCATAATGATATATACTTGAAATGCGAGTTATTCGCATGAGCACACAAGCAGAATGAAAAGGAGATTCGATCATGACAGCGAAAGAATTGAGGGAAGCTCTGGAAGAACAGCCGGAAATGGTAGATTTATTGGTGGCGTACATTGAAGCCAAAGAAGCCAATCCGAAGGGGGTTGAAATGGCAATGCCTATAATCCTGAAGATCCTGACGGACGGAAAGAAGCGAGGGGGTGAAGCATGGCAATGATTGACAGACCGGATGATCAGATCGAAGGACAAATGAGTCTTGACGATCTTTTTCAGCCGACGGATCGGCTGTTTGCAGTGTCACGGATATTTGCAAGAGCCCGGAAGGGTATGAATCTTGCTGAGCAGAAGACGTTTGTCTATGCGCTGAGTCAGCTGAGGTTTTCGGAAACTCCGAAAACAAACGTGGTCTATATGGATAAAAAGACTCTGGGAAAGATCGTCGGGGTCAACTCCGATCCGGATCACTTAAGCGTCGACTTGCATCGGACAATCGGAGATCTTCCGAAACATAGTTTCATAAAAATAGCAGATCGGGATCTCGATTTCTATGACAGCGGATTCATTATCACACGTCTGACAATGCTCAAAAACAGAGTGAGGGTCAAGTTTGAAGAAGAGTATCTTCGATTGTTCACGGGTCTTACGTCGGGCTATCTCACAATGTGGAGCACAGACATTTTCCGGATGAACAGCAAGAGGTCGGTTCAGTTCTATGAGTATCTGAGACAGATCACTGATCCGAAGAAAAGTGAAAACAGTGTCCTTTTGGGAATCCGGGCAATCAAAGAAATGTTTGAGATCCCGGAGAGCGGACGAGGATCATACATGAGAGGGAAGGACGGCTTCGATCGGGCAAACTTCGAAAAGTATGTGATTGATCCGATCTGTGAAGATCTGCAGCATTGCAGAATGATCAGTCTGATTGTTCAGCCGGACGGGAAATTGTATGAGAAGGTGAAGCGAGGAAACCGGATCGCCGGGTATCGGTTCTATTGGACGTTCACGGCTTATCCTGCAGTCGCAAGTGCGGAAGAAGTGAAGCAGATCCAAGAGAGACCGGAAGTCCTGAAGGTGGCAAAGGATATTTTGTCCGGAGAGAAAAAGAAGAAAAACCAATTCACGGAGTTTGAGCAGAATCAATATGATTGGGATCGGCTCGAATCTGAGCTTTTGGGAGAATGAAAAAAAGAGAGAGCCGGAAAGCTCTCTCTTTTCTTTTGTCCTGAAATGAAAACCAGTGACGCAAGTATCGCCGGGAGCCGCTCGAAACTCGCTGACGCAAGATTCGCCCGGAGACCACACTTTCACAACTTGCGAGAGCAAGTTCCGCCAGTGTATAACGCTTTTCTCATTTCATGGAAAGCGTCCCGGCTACTTGATGGGGTTAACTCCCCATTCCCGTTTTTTGGCTGTCGCAGTTTTCCCGGAAGGGAAAAGAGAGCAAGCTCATTTCAGATCAGTTTTATCACTGTTTTTTAGTTTTCTTTCAATCGTGTCGAGTGCCTGATCGAGAGTTCGCCAAAAGTGGGAATCGTTACGGTGGATATAATTTTTCATGAGCATTTCAGCATAGTCGTTTAACTGAGCTTCGAGAAGCATTAGCTCTGGGATATTGTCAAGTGTTGGAGTCTTAATTCCTTCAGCACGACATACATTTTGAAGCGCAGTGTCTAATACTGTTATTGGAGCACCAAGTCTGATCCCTTTGTCTTTAGATCTGGTCTTTTCTTCTTCCGTCATAAACGGATCATATCCCAAAAGCCATTCTTTACGATATTTAGGGTAATGGATACATATCGTTTCGGCTGCAGCTTCCGTGAGAGGGTGTCTCAATTTGATGATCCGGTTTAAGTTCTCCGGAGACATTTTTATTGATCTGGCAAATTCAGCCTGCGATTTAGTTTCGGATTCGATAATGGTCTTGATATTTTCAGCACGAATAAAATCAATTTCTTTTGGATTAAACATTGTTTTCTTTTCCTTCCGGTCTGTTTTATTGATGTTTCTGCGGTGTCGCCGACAATTCACAAGTTGATGTGATTATATTATCATTGATATATAAAATCAATATGTGAACAAAACTTGAAATAAAATATCAATAAGAAAGGGGGAATAAAAGCCGTGAAAAATCTCGATATTAGAATGTTGGTTTCCGAAAAGAGACTGAAATACCGGGACATTGCTGCAGAAATGAACATTTCTCGGGAGTGGCTGTGTCGTCTTCTAAGA